CCGCGATCACGCAGGCACCACCGCCGCGATACATCGAACCTATCTGCAAATTGATAACGCCTCCAACACTGTCATCAAGGCCGATGTCGCAAAGCCGCGCATGATGCTGGGCAAGGTTGCAGGCGGAGCTGTGCGTTTGGCGGAAATCAGCACAGACGGCGTCCTCGGACTTTGCGAAGGCATTGAGACGGGGCTGGCGGTGATGACCGCGTGTCCCGGCCTGGCCGTCTGGGCGACCTTGTCGACCACCAACCTTGAACAGGTCCACATCCCTCCCGAAGCGACCCGGATCGTCATTCTGGCTGATCATGACGTATCCGGTGCGGGCTCGCGCGCCGCCGAAACCGCTGCCCGTCGTCTGCGCTCGGAAGATCGCACGGTGAGCATTGCGATGCCCCCAAAAGAGGGAGAGGATTTTAATGACCTGTTGTTACGCAAAGGCCCTGACGCTGTCGCCCAGGTTATTCAATCGGCGCAACAAGCCGATGCTGAAGAAGAGCCGGAGGCCATGGGACGCCATATCCCCGTTGGCTTCGTTTATCCTACCGCATCGATGCACACCCTTCGCGCCGATGAGGGGGATCTGGCCCGAGCCGTTGATCGTGCCTGGAGTCTTCTGCTCACAGCCAACCAGCCACCCTGGCTGTTTCGGACCGCCGGGTTGCCGACCTGGATTGTTCCCGACGACGAAGGCCGCCCGTTTGCCTCCACGGTGACGGAAGAACGCCTGCGCTACATGCTGGCCAAGATCGCCCTGTGGCGGCGCATTGGCCGAACCGGCGAGCTGGTCTCGTCACCACCTCCCACAGCCCTCATCAAATCGCTTCTGGCCACGCCCGACCCTGGACTACCTATTCTTTCCGGCATCGTCACAACACCAGTGTTTGGCCGGGGTGGGACGCTGCTGACGGAACCTGGTTATCACCCGGACGCCAGGCTGCTGTACCACGCCATTTCCGGTTTTAAGATGCCAGCCGTTCCGGAGCACCCCAGCCCTGAGCAAATTGCTGAGGCGCGGGACCTGCTGCAAGACGACCTGTTCGGTGATTTTCCATTCACCTCACTGGCCGAGCGAGCCCACGCAATTTCCCTGCTTTTGCTCGGCTTTGTCCGCGCCTTGATCAATGGCTCGACGCCTCTGCACCTGATTGAAAAGCCATCCCCCGGCACCGGGGCCACCCTCATGGTGGACGCGATTTCGACCATCCTCACCGGAACCGGAACCCTGGTCATGACCGAAAGCCGGGACGACGAGGAATGGCGCAAACGGATTACCGCAAAACTGCGCCAGATCCCGGCCATCGTCTTGATCGATAACCTGCGCGGCAAGCTTGATTCCTCAGCCCTCGCGGCAGCCCTGACAGCCCCTTTCTGGGAAGACCGGATCCTGGGCGTTTCGGAAACTATCCGCCTGCCAATTCGCTGCACCTGGATTGCTACCGGCAACAATCCGGAATTTTCCAACGAGATGGCGCGCCGTCTGGTGCGCATTCGCCTTGATGCCCGCGTTGATCAACCCTGGCGACGAGAGGCGTTCAGGCATCCAGATTTAATGGGCTGGGTTCGCGCCAATCGCGCCCGACTGGTCGCCGCTTGCCTGACCCTTTGCCGAGCATGGATCAGCGCCGGGCGACCGCATGGACAACGCAGCATCGGGAGTTACGAGGCCTGGGCCCAGACCATGGGTGGCATTCTGGAGGTGGCTGGCATCGAAGGCTTCCTCGAAAACCTGGACGACATGATGGCGGCGTCTGACAGCGAAGGGGCCATGTGGCGTGGCTTTATATCATCGTGGTGGGACCGGTTTGGGACAGCGGAGGTTGGCAGCAGTGACCTCTACGATCTGGCGATCACATGCGAACCACCACTGCCCCTCGGCTCTGGCAATGAACGCTCGCAGCGCACCCGGCTTGGAAAGTCGCTCGGGCGCATGCGCGATCGGGTGTTTGCCGTCGATGGGCGAAGCCTTCGGATGGGTGGCGCAGGAACCTATCAAGGCGTCAAACGGTGGAATCTGAATATTGATGAAAAAATAGGCAGAAATCTCGTGGACGTCGTGGACGTTGGTGGACGTTGTGATTCAAACGTCCACGAAGATAACCTTCTGAATAATAACGGTAATTCAGACTCTCGTGGACGTGGTGGACGTTTATCCCCCTCCTACACGTATGCGGGGGCGCGCGCCCCCGTGAAAGATACACCGGGAAAACGTCCACCACGTCCACCACGTCCACCGGAGCCAGGAAATCCGGGGGTTACAGACGGTGGACGTTCCGGTGGACGTCAAAACGAACGTCCACCGATCACAAATCCACCCGACTGGCTAAAGGAGATCCCGTGATGATCACCGCCCACACCACACAGCAAGCAAAGGAGAAACCAAATGGATAAATCGAATGTGATCAAGCCGAAGGCAGATGCCAAGGTCATGACGGTCCTTACCCTTGATCTCGGCACCAAAACCGGGTGGGCCCTGCATGGATCAGACCGGGCCATCACCAGTGGCACTGTCGAGTTCAAGAACGACCGGTGGCAAGGCGGTGGTATGCGTTTCCTGCGGTTCAAGCAATGGCTGACCGAGATTAAACAAATGGCTCGAGGTCTGGACGCTGTTTTTGTTGAGGAGGTTCGCCGCCACATCGGCGTTGATGCTGCTCACGCTTACGGTGGGTTTTTGGCCCATGTCACCGCCTGGTGTGAACATCATCAAATTCCTTACGAGGCCGTTCCCGTCGGCACCATCAAGCGCCATGCCACCGGTAAGGGCAATGCCAACAAGGATGTGATGATCGCAGCCGCTCGCAGTCGTGGCTTCGATCCAACCGATGACAACGAGGCTGATGCTTTGGCCCTGCTGGGCTGGGCACAGGATCATCGCATGGGAGGTGTGTCATGAGCAGTAACCTTCTGAATATTGCTGCCACCACGGTCGCAGAACGCCATGAGCAATACGGCAGTGCCAAGCCGTTATTCGATCACATTGCCAAACGCTGGTCGCTGGTGCTGAGCACCGAGGTCACCCCAGCGCAGGTGGCGTTATGCCTGATTGACCTCAAGATGGCCCGGCTGGTACACACCCCGAACCATGATGATTCCATCATCGATGTGGCAGGCTATGCCGCCTGTCTCAAGGAGGTGCAATCATGAAATGGCATCCCCGAGGTTATGGCGGCAATCGCCGTCCTCCTGACCAGGTCAAACGTGATGGCTGGCAGGACCAGGGCATGCTGGCTGTGTCGGTTGAAGATGACCGGCTGACCTGGCCAGAGAAAGAACTGATCCGCCAGTTGGGTGAAAAACTCTATGGCAGGCGACGAGACCGTGTGGAGAACCAGCATGATTGATTGGACACCATCCCAGGTGGAGGATCGTCTAGAGGAGGCCGCCGACGTGCTTAAACGATTGCCCGAGCAAAAGGTGCAAGGGTATTTCAACGTCTGGCCCGAGATGGTCCAGAGTTTTGCTGACAAGGTCGGTCAAACGCCTGAGCCCATGCGCCGCCCTCCACCGTCACCCGCATCGATATCTCGCATGGACGAGACGTTGGCGTGGTTGAATCATCTGGACGCAGAGGATGCTCGTTTGGTTTGGATGCGGGCCGAGAGAACGCCGTGGAAGGAGATCTGCTGGCGCTTTGGGGTTAGCCGGTCTACGGCAATACGGCGGTGGCATTTTGCGCTCAGTGTCCTTGCCCTTCGGCTTAACGGCCAGCGTGTGCCCACGAAGCGATCCCGGTCGTTTGTGATCAGGAGCGCTCGAAGGCTGTCAATAGAAATCGTAAAGTGACACACTTTTTGGTGACACATCGCAAGGTGAGACAGATGCCGAAAATAGGGCTATATTTTCGTCAGACTTGGGAAAAACGCGCCCGGAGAAACCCCTGGGATGCCCCGCCCCGCTAACCCTTTGATATATTGGGTCCTTCCTGGCCGATATCCTATACGGGGGGCTTTAGCGCGGCATATCTCTACCGTCGCAACCTAAAACTTACTTGACAATCGCTTGACCGGCTAACGAAGAAACCGCTGTTTTCTACGGGTTTTGGCGCATCTGAGGTCGAGAAATTGTCAAGTGAGCTGTCAACCCGCCCTTCATTTGTCAAGCAAGCCTCCAAGCCGTTCCACCATTTTGGGTGTGAGCGGTTTTTGTCTTTTAGCGGAACATCATGAATCTCAAAATCGAACACATACCGGTCGATCAACTGGTCCCTTACGTGCGTAATGCACGGACCCATTCTGACGAGCAAGTCTCTCAGATCGCAGGGTCTATTGCCGAGTTTGGTTTCGTCAATCCGATCCTGGTGGGCGACGACAATGTGATCATCGCAGGCCACGGTCGTTTGATGGCTGCCCATAAAATGGGGCTTGAGAACGTGCCCGTAATTTATCTATCCCATCTGTCCGAGGTGCAACGTCGGGCGTTGGTTTTGACAGACAACAAATTGGCTGAAAACGCAGGTTGGGATGAAGACCTGCTGCGCCTCGAACTGGAGGATCTTCAGGCTGAGAATTTTGACCTTGAGCTAACGGGATTTGATTTTGATGAGATTGATCGGTTGTTGAATGCCGATACAGAGCCCGCAGGAAACACTGACGATGACGACATACCAGAAACGCCTGAAGAGCCGATTTCAAAACCGGGGGATCTTTGGTTGCTTGGCAATCATCGCCTGCTTTGTGGTGACGCCACTGTTCTGGGTGATGTTGAGCGGGTGCTGGACGGCGGCCTTGCCGATCTGACCTTTTGTGATCCGCCATACAATGTGGATTATGCAGGCGGGGCCAGTCGCAAGACGGATCGCCGTATTGAAAATGATAACCTGGGCAATGCGTTTGAAGCGTTTTTGTATGACGCCTGCGTCAACATTGTCAGTGTAACCAAGGGCGGCATTTATATCTGCATGTCATCGTCGGAACTGCACACGTTGCAAAAAGCCTTCGTTGACGCCGGGGGCCACTGGTCGACCTTTATCATCTGGGCCAAGAACAGATTTACGCTGGGTCGGTCTGATTACCAACGCCAGTACGAGCCGGTTTTGTATGGCTGGAAAGAAGGCACGGATCACTTTTGGTGCGGAGCCCGAGACCAGGGGGATGTGTGGTTTATCGACCGGCCCCACAAAAACGATTTGCACCCGACCATGAAGCCCGTGGCCTTGGTGGAACGCGCCGTGCGTAATTCTTCGAAGTCCCGTGACATCGTGCTTGATCCATTTGGTGGGTCAGGCACAACGCTGATCGCTTGTGAAAAAGCGGGGCGAAGCGGCAGGCTTATAGAGATGGACCCAAAATACGCAGACGTCATTGTCAAACGCTGGCAGGAATTTACCGGGCTCAAAGCAACGCTGGACGGCGATGGTCGGGCGTTCGGTTAATCGGGATCGACCGATGACAGGATGGCGGAACATAAATGCTGATCAGTCAGGCCGAATATGCCAGAAAACGTGGCGTGTCGCGCCAATATGTGGGCCAGATGGTTGCCAAGGGCATCATTCAGCTCGTCGACAAAAAGGTGGATGTGGATCAGGCCGATGTTGCCCTTGCGGCGGTTCGGGATCCGGCCCGAGCCGAGCGTCGCCCTAAACATGACGAGGCTGCCCCTGTTCCGGTGCCGGGTGCTGGCGGCAACCAAAGTGCAGCATATGCGCCAACGTTTACTCAATCCAGCAACGACCTGCCGACCTTGCTGCTTAAAACCCGCATCAAGAGCGAAGTCGAGCGGGCCAAGCTTCTCGAGATCAAGGCCAAGGTTGAGGCTGGCAAATACGTGGATGCCGACGATGTGAAACTGGTTGCCTTCAACAAGGCTCGAGTTGTTCGAGATGCATTGATGAATATCCCTGAACGTCTGGCCGCCGTGCTGGCGGCGGAGACCGATACACAACGGGTGCATAACATGTTGATGACAGAACTTCGTACGGCGCTGGAAGAATTGTCACGGTGATCCCAAGCGCGTCTAAAGTTTTTGGCACGGCCTTTGACAACGGCCTGCGCCCAGACCCGTTGTTGACGGTTTCTGAGTGGGCCGACCAGCACCGCCGATTGTCAGGCAAGGGAGCTGCCGAACCCGGCCAATGGCGCACCAGTCGAACACCGTATTTGCGGGACGTCATGGATTGCCTGTCACCATCGTCCCCGGTGGAACGGGTGGTGGTGATGAAGGGCGCTCAGGTTGGGTTTTCAGAATGCGGTAATAACTGGATGGGGTATGTGATCCACCATGCGCCAGGTCCCATGCTGGCGGTATTGCCGTCATTGGATATGGCCAAGCGAAACTCAAAACAGCGGATTGATCCGTTAATTGAGGAAAGTGAAATTCTCTCAAAGCTGGTCAAGCCATCCCGGTCTCGTGATTCCGGCAACACCATTCTGACCAAATCGTTCCCCGGCGGCATGCTG